CGACGGCACGCCCGCGGTGCTCAAGACGCTTTTAAAGCGCGGCTGCTGCGTGACGATCAAGCCGTATGCACGCTCGAGCGCCGAGGTGTACATCCGCGCCGACCGCACCGGCGGGCACGAGAAGAAGGTAGCCGGAAAGCCGATGGACATTCTGGACTTTTCCGACATCGACTTTGAGCGCATCACGTTCAACACGGACGAGAGCCCGCAGGAGATCTTCCTCAACCGCAAGGTGAAGAACTACAAGAGATTGCAGATCATCGTCCGGAACCGGGAGCCGAACGAGGGCTTCGGCATATTCCAGATCACAAAGCATTATGTGACGGGCAATTACGCGAAGAGGTGAAGACATGAGCATACAGGAACAGAAGATCACGGAAGCCGCCATCGCCGCGAACGGCGTGCAGAGCCGGCCCGACAAGCTGACCGGCACGGCGGCGCAGAACAAGAAGGTATTCGACGCGCTTGTGACGGCGGTGGTGAAAGAGCGCTTCAACGCCCTGCTCGATGAGCTGACCGGAACGACTGCCGCGGCGCAGCTCGGCATCACGACGATCCCCGGCTTTTCGGCAGGGAACGTACAGACGGCGCTTGAGCAGATCGTACAGGCGATGCAGGACGTGACGCAGGGCAGTGTTGCGGACGGGAGCATCACGCTGGCAAAGCTCGCCGCGGAGGTGACGGCCGTGGCTCTCGGCGGCGCGGCGGCGATCCATACGCACGGAGCGGGAGACATTGCCTCCGGCGTGCTGGAACTTTCGAGGATCCCGGTGCTGGACGGCACGAAGCTCGGTGCGGGAAGCGTCGGCACGGCGCAGCTCGGCGCGGCGGTGGTGACATCGGGAAAACTCGCGGCGCTCTCGGTGCTCGCAACGCACATCGCGCAGGGCGCGGTAACGGCGCAGAAGATCGCGCCGGGCGCGGTCACGGCGGAGAAGATCGCCGCGGGTGCTATCATCACGGCGCTGCTCGCGCCGAACGCCGTGACCGCCGAGAAGCTCGCAAACGATATCCCGTATACGAAGTTCGGGCTTTCCGCCGATCAGGTGCGGCACATCTACACCGGGACGAGCGAAACGCCGCCTGCCGAGTGGCAGCCGGGCGATATATACCTACGGTATTCTATGTGAGGTGAACGGAATGGCGTGGAGCAAAACAGCGCCAGAACTGCCGAACGGCAGCGCGTGGGAGCAGACGATCACAAAGACAAACTTTTTTGTGCAGAACTGGTTTGTACTGAGCGGCGAATACTCTATCGCAAGGCTGGAAGAGAAACAGTTTGCCGTCCGTGTTTTGGTGTCCCCAAGCGGCGGTTCTTACGGCAATCATCCGGAGTACGGCAGCTTATATCTCCGCTGCGACATCGGAAGTGTTCGGGGGACAGCTGAAACGCCCGGCAATCTCCCAAAAACGCCAACGTATTGGTATTTCGTTGGAGAAGCTGATGCGGGGACGGAAATCACCGTTGTTTACGGGGCAGCAGACACCTCTTCCAGCCAAAGCAACGGCACGGTCAAGCTGACTGCTCCGGCGCTGCTCGGCGATGTGCTGTATTTGAACGTGAACGGCTCGGCAAAGCAAGTGACGCGCGTTCTGCTGAATGTCAACGGAACGGCAAAAGAAGCCCTTGTCAAGGCCAATCCATAAGGAGGGACATGGAAATGAACGGTATAGACGTTTCTGAGCATCAGGGCGATTTCGATTTCACGCCGTACAAGGATGGCTTTGTCATCATCCGCGGCGGATACGGCATCCGAAATGCCGACAAATGGGCGGAGCGCAACATTGCCAAATGCGACGCGCTCGGTATTCCGTGGGGCATCTTTTGGTACAGCTATGCGCTGAATGGGCCGACGGCCAAATTGGAGGCGGAGCGGTGTCTGCGCTTCCTCAATGGCCGGAAGCCTCGGCTCGGTGTGTGGTTCGATATGGAGGACGCGGACGGGTACAAGGCATATAACGGCTTTCCGTCTAACGAGACGATCACCGCGATGTGCAAAGCGTTCTGCGCGGCTATGGAAGACGCGGGGAACAAAACCGGCGTGTACGCGAATCTCGACTGGTTTGAAAACCGCATCGGGGACACGGGGTATGACAAATGGATCGCGGCGTGGGGCTGGAACGACGGGGAGCATTATCCCGACCTTTCCGGGAAATGCGTCATGCAGCAGTACCGGGGCAGCCCGCTGGATCTGGATATTTTGTATGTGCCGCTTTCGTATTTTGACGATGGCGCGGCGGGCGGAGCAGAGCCCCGCCCCTACGAAAAGGACGGGGAATGCGTAAGCGTCCCGGCGATGGCGCAGGAGGTGCTTGACGGGAAGTGGGGCAACGGTGAGGAGCGAAAGCAGAAGCTCGGCGCGTGGTTTTACGATCTCGTGCAGGGCGAAGTGAACCGTATCTTGGGGGTATAACATGCGAAAAAAGAAACAGAACAGCGAGCGGGTGATCGTAGGGTACGACTACTCCACCCGCGAAATGCGCGAGGAGACGGCGGACGCGCTGTTCCGCCGTGCGAAGAACGCCCGCACCGCCGTGGAGATCGAGTGGGAGAAGTGCAACGACTACTACAACGGCATCCACGACGCGACGAAGGAGATGGTCGAGTACTGCCGGGCGAACGATGTTCCGTGGATCCCGGCGAACATGCCGGATCCGTACATCCTCGTGGAGACGCAGATCAACCCGAACGTGCCGGAGCCGGAGTTTCGCGGGCGCGACGACGATCTCGACAGCAAGAAGGCGAAGCAGCGCGAGTTTGCCGTGCGCTACATCATCGAGAACAACCGCCTTTCCGACATGAACACGCGCAACGAGCGCCGGCTTTTGAAGCTCGGCGATGCGTTCTGGAAGGCGTACTGGGACCGGGACATGCGCTGCGGCGTGAACGAAGGGGATATCCGCATCCGGGATATCCCCACGGAGGCGATCTTCCCCGACCCTGCCATCCGCGACGGCGGATTGCAGGACGGGCAGTATGTGGACTACGTCTACACGATGCACAAGGTGAAGTTCTGCCAGGTGTTCCGCCGCGAGCTGGAGGAGCTGGGACTGACGGCGGACGACATTCTCACGGAGGACTACGTTTCCCGCACCGGCGTATTCGATCTCACGACGGCCATCAACGATATGGACGACACGGTGCAGGTGCTCGAGCACTGGTTCCGACAGCCGTGCGACACGGAGGAGGACGGCGAGAGAGTGCCCGCCGGAGCGGTGGCGTGCTCGATCCTCGCGGGTGGGCGCGAGCTGCGGTACATCCCGAACTACTGGAAGCGCACATGCAAGCAGAACAGTCTCTTCCCGTTCGTGCATTACTGGCGCATTCAGGACGAGAACCGATTCTGGAACAAAAGTGAGCTCATGCCGATACTCGAGCTTGTGGACGCGGCCGACCGGAAGCTCGCCATGAGCATTCTGAACGACACGTTCCTCGCAAACGACATCATTCTTGTGGAGGACAGCGCGCTTGCCGACGGCGAGGAGTTCACCAACGAGCCGGGCGCGGTGATCCATCTCAAGCAGAACCGCATGGGCGGCGTGCAGCGGCTCGGCGGACTGCAGAGCATAGCGAACGGCGCGATGGGCGTGGAGTTCTTCAAGAGCCAGATCGAGCGAGCCAGCCGAAACTACGACATCAATCAGGGAAGGGAGACGACCAAGGTCACGACGGCGACCGGCCTTGCCATGATGCGGCAGGACGCGCAGAGCCAGGCGGACATAAAGGGCGCGGACCGCGACGCCGGGTTCGAGCGGCTGTATGAGCTGCTCGACTGGCTGGCGCTCGAGTTCTTCGACGACGACAGGATGCTGTTCATCGGCGCGGACGAGATGAAGGACCGCGCGCCGCAGGCAATGCCGTTCAACGCCGACAGCTTCACGGCGGTCATGCCGAAGGTGCTGGACGGGGCCGGAAACGTTGTGCGCGAGGAGTGGCAGTACTTCCCGCGCGTGGACGTGACGATCACGGCGGGCGACAGCATCGCCCACGGCAAGGCGCAGACGCTGCAGGCGCTGCAGACGCTCACGCAGAGCCAGATCACGGCGGAGAACTGGAAGCTGTTTGCCGCGCAGCTTGAGCTCATCGATCTGCCGGGCAAGCAGGAGATCATCAACGAATGGCAGCAGAAGTTTGCCGTGCCGGCTATGGCAACATCCCCCGGAGGCGGCGGAGCGGGAGCGCTCGGCGAGGCGGCCGCCGGCGGAGCGATACCGGGGGCGCAGACGCTGCCGCTGCTGGGAGGTGCGCCGACGGCATGAAGTGTCCGAAATGCGGCATTGAGATGACGAAAAAGAACGCTGCGGAATGGGAGTGCCGCAACCCGAAGTGCGTTCGGTATCAGGGAGGAAAGAAGAAGGATGGCTAACTTTTGGGATTGGGTGAACAAGCAGGCCAACAAGCAGCCAACGACCGGGGACGAGCTGCTGTACGCCGATGCGCTGAAAAACCAGGAGGCGAGAAACGCTGCGAATAACCAGTACGCCGCGGCTGCCGCTGCGGCGAAAAGCGGGAGCGCAAACAGCTCGTCTCTGCAGGGGACCATCGATCCCGACCGGACGGGCGCAGCGGCGCCGCCGCGAAAAGGGCTCTATGACCAGACGGGCATGAACGCGACGGCGGCGAATGCGGCAAGCGGAGCGATAACCGGCGCTATGGCCGGAGCGGGACGCGTGCCGAAGCCGGACGGAGCGCAGCAGCCGACCACGACTCAGCCGGGTACGTCCGGCGGCGGCAAGGTGACGTACATCGACCCCAACGGCGACGCGCAGAAGGGCACGACGGAAGGAACGCCGGAGGAGACGCCGGGCGAGCCGCAGCGGTCGTATCTGGACGAGCTGCGCGATCAGTACCAGAAAATGTACGACGACGCGGTGAAGGCCAACAACGACGCGGCGAAGGCCGCCGCCGAGCGGGCTCTCGCGCAGGCGGAGAAGGGCGTCGGCGAGCTCGGAGACCAGTACGGCAGTCTCAACAAGCAGCTCTACCGCGACTATATGGAATCGCTGCGCGTGCTGCCGCAGGAGATGGCAGCGAGAGGCTACAGCGGCGGCATGAGCGAATCGGCCCGGCTGGGGCTGGATACGGCCTACGGCGAGCGGCTGAACGAGAACGAGGCCGCGCGCATCGCCGCCATTATGCAGCTGCGGCAGCAGGGCGCGGACGCCGAGTATCAGGCAAACGCCGCGCGGGATCAGGCGAACGCGCAGGCGCAGCAGAATCTCTACGCGAACATGATGAATCTCATTCTTCAGCAGCAGCAGGACGCCGCGACGAAGGCACAGAACATGGCGCAGTACGGCGACTTCTCCGGGTATCTCGAGCTCGGCTACACGCAGAGCGAGATCGACCAGATGCAAAAGGCGTGGATCGCGGCGAACCCGGAGCTTGCGCGGACGCTGGGGTATGTCAAGACGCCGGAGCCGGTGTACAGCTCTTACAGCGGATCCGGCGGCGGGAAAAACAACACGCCGAGCGCTGAGCAGAAGGCGAACGGAAGAGATCTTCTGAACGAAGCGATACAGCTTAAAAATGGCGGGACACCGTACAGCCAGATCGCCAAGGCACTCGACGAGGAAGCTGCCGCGGGAACGATCACGACGGCACAGGCGGAAGCGGCAAAGCGAGCGGCGATAAGCAGCGGTCTGGATAACGCCTATGCGTCGATGAAGAAAAACACAACGCAAAAGGCCCCCGTCTCCATAGGGAGACCGATCACTGAGGGCGACTTTTACAGCCAAATTCTCGGAGGTAGAAAATGAGCCTTACGGAAAGAATCTACGGAAAAGAGACAGCCGGAAAACCGGCTGTCTCTTCGGACACTCGGAAGAACCTGTATACTGCGGCGGCGAATAAAAAGCCGTCGCTCGCAAACCGCATTGCGCAGAACGGCGGGCAGCCGACGCTCTACGCTGACGCCGCAGCAAAGCAGAAGCCTTCGCTTGCAAGCCGCATCGAGGCCAACGGCGGGACACCATACGCCGACGCTGCGGCGCAGATGAAGAGCGGGAATGCGGCGAAGGGCACGAGCGTCGTTTTCAACAGCGTGTACGGAAAGGCGGATGACCGGGCGAGCTCGGCCGGCTCCGGGAAGTATGCCGGCATTCTCAAAGCGAGCGACTATACCGAGCTTTCCAAAAGCGGCGAGAGCAAGAGGAAGCTCTTCGGCGACGCCCGGTATGACTACATCAACAACATCGGGAACTTCCGCGCGCAGTCCGACGTGCAGCAGGCGCAGGGACGCGGGCAGGACTACGGGAAATACGCCTTCATGACCGATGATGAGATCGGCGTATACAACTACCTATACGCTACGCAGGGAAAGAAGGCGGCGAACGCCTTTTTGAGCGATCTTGAACCGGAGCTCGATAAGCAGTGGTACACCGGCACGAACCGGGCAACGACGGAGGCGCTCGGAAAGAATGCGGCGACGTGGACGCTGGCAAGCGCCATGACCGTTGCGGCGCAGCCTACCCGGACGATCACGAGCATGATCGCCATGGCGGACGATGCGGTGCGCACGGCGAAGGGGCAGGAGATCAACCCCTATTCCAAGTGGCGGCAGGCGAGCAACATCACGCAGGATCTCCGCGCCGACACCTCGCAGCACATCGAGGAAACGAATCCGGGGATGGGCGGCAAGGTCGGGAGCTTCGTGTACAACACAGCGATGAGCGCCGCTGACAGCGCGATGAACGCGCTTGTCGCCAAGGGAATCGGCGAGGCGGTGGGGCTTACCGGCGATACGCTGATGAAGGCGACGAACATTCTCGGCTCGGCGCTGATGAGCTCGGAGGCGGCTTCCCTGTCCATCGCCGAGAGCAAGGAAAAGGGATACTCCAACGCCGGAGCGCTGGCGCTCGGTCTGACGCGCGGCGCGATCGAGTACGCCTCAGAAGCGGTCGGCGGCGAATGGGTCATCCGAAAGATCAAGGCAAACCCGCTGAGCTTCGTGAAGAGCATGGCGCTCACGATGATCCCCGAGGGCATGGAGGAGGTCATGTCGGACGCGGCGAACGGCGTGGTAAACCTTGCGATCGACGCGGCGTTCGGCACGGAAGAGAGCGGGATCCCGAAGATGCTCGAATACTACCGGACCAGCGGAACGGATTGGCAGAAGAAGCACGCGGAGCTTGCGACCGTGCTTGCCGTTCTCGGACAGGAGGGGCTTTCGTTCCTCGGCGGCGCGCTGGCAACACTGGGGTCGAGCGGCGTGCAGTACAGCACGAACCGCGCGAACATCAACCAGACAGCCGAGCGGCTGGACACCACGCCGAAAAACGTTGTGCAGATGATGCAGGACGCGCAGACGGAAAACCCCGGCGTTATATACGCGCTGGCCGAGCTGACCGACGCGGAGAACGCCGACGATCTCCGGCAGAAGATCGGCACGAAGGAAGATATGAAGCGCGCGGCGGAGTATCTGACGCAGCAGATGGAGGTAGGCGGACGTTCCGGCGCGCAGGAAGGTACTTATACTGCCGGGGCGCAAAACGCGCCTGTGGGCGCGCAGAGGGCGCAGAACGAAGGAAACAGCACGACGCCCGCGGCGGCGATCAACATTCAGGAGGGAATGAACAATGGACAGAGTACTTATCAGGGACGAAAAAACGGGTCTTATGATCTCCGTACCGGCGGACAAGCTGCCGCAGAAGGAGGAGCGCAAGCTCTCGCCGGAGGCCGAGCGGAAATTCCGGGAGGCGTGGGAGCGGACGCGCAGGCGGATCTACGGCAAGTAACTCCGGCGCAGCTCGGCATCCGAAACGGCGGCACGGAGGCCTTGACCGTCGTAGACGCACGGAAGCTCGGCGGGGACGCGGCGAGAGCGTATAATCTTCTCGCGGCGAACAATATCGAGCCGGTCGCGGTGCGCGGAGCCATTCAGGTGAACAACGGCTACGCAAACGCCTATACCGAGAGCGGGAAGGTGTTCTTCCGCGTGGACGCCGTGGACAGCCGCGGCAACGCCATCAGCCCGGAGGCGCTGGTGCGGCACGAGCTCTTCCACAACTACATATCCGAGGAGGTTTTGCAGGCGTCGGACGAGGTGATCCGCGAGAGCATGACCGCTGAGGAATACGACGCGATGTATAAGAGCTACCGCGACGCCTACGCGAGCATTTACGATTTTGAGAACATGAGCGTGGACGAGATCGAGCGGCTGCTCACCGAGGAGATCGCGGCGGACGCTTACGCGGGGCTGAACTGGTTCTCCGGCGACGCGCCGGTGCAAAAGGCCGTGCGCGCCGAGACAGAAAGAAACGCCCAGGCCCGGAGGGCAGAGGCGCAGCAGGAGACGACGGGACCGCCGGAAGGCAGGGGAACGATCGTGGTTCTGCCGGACGGGAAAAAGTATGTGCAGGCTGACCGGCAGGTGATCTTCGGGGACGACCCGGACAGCTGGGCCGACCAGATCGAGGGCTACATCAACCGGAAGATCCGCAACGGCGAGGACGTGATCCTCACGACGGATTCCGGGGACGTGCTGAAGATCACGAAGGACACCGCCGGGAAAGCGAGCTTCCGGAACTATGTGACGGACGAGAACGGGCACCGCCGTCTGATGACTGATTCGGAATACGAGGCGAAGCTGAATGCCGAGGCGCACATAGACGAACTCATTCAAGTTTCGGAGAAGAAAAACAATACCTCGGTTCCTGATGAGCTGGGGACAAACGGAAAGCCGCTTCATGGCGGCTTTGCAAAAAACGGATGGTTTTACAGAAAAGCGTGGTTCCAAGACTTCGACGGAAAATACTATCTGGTGACGATTTCCACGGCGGATGGAGACAACGGAGTGGTTGTGTACAATGTGGGGGATATGAAGAGAAGAGGCTCCCCCGCAAACATACACGGCTCTTCCGATTCCGTTACCGAAACCGGCGCTCAACAGGGGAAATCCTCTTCTACGGTTACTATACGCCAGACGGAGGGGAATAGTCAAGAAAAATCTTCCGGCAAAGCGAGTGCGGAGGTGGAAAACCGGGATTCTGACAACAAAAAACAGGGAAGGAAAAAGCTCTCCGAGGCCGAGAAGTACCAGAATACGACTCCCAAAATGGCGGAAAATCGCACCGTCCGGAACGTGGCAGAGTATGAAAAGCAGATATCCGGCATGGAAAAACGGCTGGAAACCGGCGGCCAGGCGACGCTGAACGAGGGCGGAGGCAATTTCTACCGTGTGAACATCCGCGAGGAAAACGGAGAGTACTACGCCTATATCAGCGACGGGAAGAACATCGTGGCCAAGCATCAGTCAAAAGCCAAAATGGAAGCGATCCAGTGGGCGGGAGACCGGATGCGGGCGGAGATCGCGTCGCGCGTCCTCTACAACCCGGACACGGAGCTGCGCGGAAGCTATAAGAGCGATCTGAAAAGCGCAAAAAACCGGGAGTATCCTGTGTTCAAAACCGAGAACGGGACAGAGGTGCAGACCGTGCCGTTCTGGACGTGGGTGCAGGGGAAAAACGGGCACTACGGGCTTGTCGTCGGGAAGGGTATAAACGGAGCTGTGCGCGCATGGTTTCCTGCTTATGACAATGTCGCTTATGTCACGAACGCAACGACATATGCCGTAGAGGGCGACTACGAAAACCGGACGTGGAACAACGATATCGTTGCAGATGTTCTGGCGGACGCGGAAGAAACCGCAGCGGCCCGAGACGTTCGCAAGGAGGGCCTGCGCAAGATGACCGAGGACGACCAGAGAGAATTCGCCCGCCGGCGAAAACGGGATGATACGCTATCGCAGATCAACCGGGAGAATGGCCGGCCGATGCCGAACAAAGGCTCCGGACAGATCTACCGCGAGCTGATGAGCAACGGAGAATCCGAGGTCGTAGTACCGCTTTCCATGGACAACCCGAAAACGCTGTCGTACAAGGTCACGCTGGAATCCGACGCGATCAACGCCTACCACACAGCGAAGGTCATGCACAACGGGCACCAGATCTACAAGGAGACGGGCGCGGCGAAAGAATACGTGGCGCGGGATGCGGCGGAGTTTGTGGACACGCATGCGAACAGAAATTTCTCCGAGGAAAACTTCGAGCGGGCTAAAAAGCTCGAAGCGGAGAAAAACGCGGACGAGGACGCGAGGATCGCCGAGCTGTTCGGAGATTCCGAAGAACTGGCCAAACAGGAGCTGACAGACAAAACCGTAAAGAAGCTGACCGAGAAGGGCCGGGCAGATGAAGCCGAGGAATACGCGGCAAGAGAAACGATCAGCGCCACGACGGAAAAGGTCACGTCCGAGGTCATAAAGGCCGAGCGGAATTACCGCGAGGACTTTGAGAAAATCACGAGCGGGGCTATGCGAATGTTTGTGAATGCCGGGGACACGGTGCGCCGGATCGCCAAGGCTACGGGAAGCAAAAGTCTTGAGGGGTACTACTTCAATGCCGGGGCGTACTCCCAGCGGGCGGGAAACTGGATCGCCAAGGGCGGCGCGCGTACCGATATCGACGGCCACAGGATCGGCGCGAGTCTTGCGGATACCCTCGCCCCGATGCGGAAGAACGAGACAAAGTACCGCGATTTTCAGCTTTATCTCCTGCACATGCACAACGTGGACCGCATGAAGTACGACAACAGCGGCGAGCTGGAGCGGATCAAGGAAAATCTCCGCTGGGTAAAGGAGAAATACCCGGAGCTCCGGGAGCTGTCGAATGAAGAGCTGCGCCGGATCGCAAACAGCGACAGCGATTCGCCGGTCGTACGTCAGGCGGCGCACGAGATCTATCTTGCGGCGCACAACGGCGAGGCGCCGAGCCTTACGTCCGTAGCGGAGGGCGCGGCCTACGCGCTGGAGCTGGAGCGGCAGCGCGACATTGTGGAAAAGCAGGGCTTGAAGCCGGTATTCGGGTACGACGTGACGGCGGACGATTCCCAGACGGCGGCGCAGCTTCTCGAAGCGAAGAACCCGGAGTTCAAGGAATGGGCGAAGGAGGTCTATAAGTATTCGGACGATCTCATCCGCTACCGCGTGGAGGCGGGGCTCATCACGCCGGAGTTTGCCAATGCGCTGAAAAAGCGGTATCCGCACTACATCCCCACATTCCGCGAGGAGGGCACGAACAGCAAGAGAGCCAGAAGCGCCCGGCGGAACGGCGGCATCGTCGTATCGAACGCCATCGGGCGGGCCGTCGGCAGCGACGGCGTGCTCTTGCCGCTGCACACGGCGCTCTCCCGAAAGACGGTATCCACGATGCGGAACGCCGGCCTAAACCAGTTCGGCCTTGCGCTGGTACGTGAGTACGACAGGAACGCGAAAGCGGCGGAGAAGTACATCTGGAACGTTGCAGAGAGCGAGTACACGCCGACGGAGGCCGCCATCGAGAGCGACGAGGACTACAAGCCGGTATTCGAGAATGTGTTCTCAGTGAAGGATAACGGCAGGGCCTACGACATCACGATGGACGAGGGGCTGACAGCGGCCATGAAAGCCTTTGAGCCGGACAGGTTCGCAAGCTACGGCGCGGCAAAGGCTATGAAGAAGCTGAACGACCTCTTCAAGGCACTATGCACCGGGTACAACCCGTTCTTCATGATCCGCAACGGCGTGCGAGACTGGCAGGACGCGGGATTCTACTCCACGGACTGGAAGACGTGGGAAAGGATGTACTGGAGCGCATGGAACCAAATCCGAAAAAACGGCGAGATCTGGCAGCAGTACAAGGCGCTGGGCGGCTCCTACGCCTCCATGCTGGACTATACGACCGGCATGGTGAAGGAGCCGAAGAACGCGCTGGGTAAAGCTGCGGCACGGTATGAGAGCCTTGGACAGGCCATCGAAGCGGCGCCCCGTCTTGCGGAGTTTATGACGATCCTTGCCAACAAGGGCGGGAGCAAGACGGTGGACGGGGTGAAAACCGGGAAGTTCACGCAGAGCGACCTCATGGAGGCGATGCTCGGCGCGGCGGACATCACGACGAACTTTGCCCGCGGCGGCAGCGTCACCAAGGCATTCAACCGGTATCTCGTGCCGTTCCTCAACCCGTCCATTCAGGGCTTTGATAAGTTCATCCGGAACGCTACGGAGACCCGCAGCGTGAAGGCGGCGGCGTCTCTCATCCTAAAGGCAGCGCTCATCAATCTGCCGCCGCTGCTGCTGAACGGCCTTATGCACGGAGACGATGACGACTGGGACGATATTCCGGCCAGCACGAAGGCGAACTATTATCTTATAAACGCCGGAAAATTGTTCGGCAACGGGTACTGGATCAAGATACCAAAGGGGCGCGCTATCGCCGTACTGAGCACTGCCGCTGTGTACACGCAGGAAAAGCAGAAGGGCGAGGACGTGAAGTTCTCCGACGTGTTTGAGGTCATCAAGAGCAACATTGCTCCCACGGACATCTTCAACCAGAACATCGCCACCGCGTGGACGCAGGCAAAGCTCATGAACCCCGACAACCCCGGCACGACATGGTACGGCGGGAACATCGAGAGCGACCGTCTGCAAAACTACCGACCGGAGGACCGGTACGACGAGAAAACGGACGAGCTCTCCAAGGCTATCGGAAAGCTGTTCAAGGTGTCGCCGAAAAAGGTCAACTATCTGCTGGACCAGTACACCGGCGTAATAGGAGACCTTCTGCTCCCACGGATTACTCCGGCAACAAAGTCGAGCCACTGGCTGCTCGCGGCGCCGCAGGCAGCGTTCACCATCGACACAACGAGCACCAACAAGACCACCGGCGAGTACTACGATCTTCTGGACGAGCTCAAGTACGACGCAAACGACGGCGACATTGGAGCGGGCATCACGCGGAAATACGTTTCTCATGCCGGCGACGAGGTGAACGACTACTACCAGCAGATCCGCGCGATCCAGAACGACAAGAACCTTTCCGACGGCGAGAAGAACCGGCTTGTCCGGGCGCTGAAATCGCAGCTCATCGAGCGGCAGAAGGAGATCATCGCGCAGGCAGAGCCGTACCGCGAGGCGGTGAACGACTATCTCAAGGCGCACCCGGAGCTCTCGACAGACAACGACGCGGCCATCGCCGAGTACGCCGAGCACTATGAGATCACCGAGGACCAGGCGGAGAGCCGCATGGACGCTATCGTATACCGCGAAGCAAACCGCGAGGTATTCGGCGCGGAATATGCGCTGCGCACCTACAACGCGGACGTTTACGACAAGGCCCGCACCGCGTATGCAAAGGGAGTATCCTACGAGACGTACTACGACTACTACTTTGCCACAAAGGAGATGCACGCCGACAAGGACGAGAACGGCAAGAGCATTTCCGGATCGAAGAAGGCAAAAGTTGTTGAGTACATCAACAGCCTGGACATTCCGCCGGAACAGAAGGACGCCCTTTATGTTGCCGCCGGGTACACAGCGAAGAGCGCGAGGAATCAGAAGTGGAACGGCGGATCGGGCGGCTCCGGAGGCCGGCGCGGAAGAGGAAAGAGGACGGCACTCAAGGCACCGACGCCGAAAGCGCCGGAGATCATCATCCCGAGGTCCGGCACGGCATCCTCTGCGAAGAGCGGAACGTCCAAAACGCCGAAGGTGAGCGGGAACGTGATCGCGGACTTCACGAAGACGGCGAGCGGGACGGAAATTCAGAAAGCCGTGACGCAGGCCAAGAGGAAGGCACTCAAGGCAGGGAACCGGACGGTGTACGTTGAGGAGGGCAGCCCGATCGATTACTTCCTCAAGTACGGGAAGCTGCCGAGCTTGAAGTAAAAAAGGGCTCCCCGAAAGGGGAGCCGGACAAAGCGCAGAAAACGCGCCTTGTGACGCTTGCAGCGTGTGCCACCACGGGCGCTCCGAAAGAAAGGAGCGGCAATGCAGTTAAGCGATCTTACGCGGCCGGAGGCGGAATACTTCCGGAAGGAATGCAATTTCACGCCGACAGAGCGCAGGGTCTTTGATCTCCGGGTATCGGACAAAAGCATCGTCGAGGTGTGCATGGCGTTGAGCCTGTCCGAATCGGCGGTGAACCGGAAGATCCGGTGCATCAAGGCCAAAATGGCGAGAGTTTAGCGACAGTTTCCCGCAGCGAAAGAGGGAGCTTCCCGACAGGGCGGCTCTCTCTTTTTATGCGATGATTTCTTTAGACACCGGAGCGCTACGGTGGAATTTTTAAGGAGGAATCATCATGGAATACGCATCGAAAGCTACGGGCGGGACGGCCCTCGGTCTGGGTAAGTAAGCGTTGCCCATAGAACCTTTGCCGTTTGACTAACGGGGTGCTGTATGTTATAATCAATCCGAGAGCTGTATACGGAGGGGTTATATCATGGTCGAAGTTAAATGCGTCAAAGGATATGAAGGGTTGTATATCATCGATAATCTCGGAAATGTAGTTTCACTTCCGAGGCAAAACGGGAGATTTTTTCTGAATCAGTACAGAATGCTGACGCCGCATAAAAACAAATTCGGATATTTGCAAGTTGCTCTCACAAAGAACAACAAAACCAAAACCGTTTTACTTCATCGATTGATTGCAGAACATTTTATCGATAACCCTAATAACTATCCTTGCGTAAACCACAAAAATGGGCTCAAAGACGACAACAGAATTGAGAACCTTGAGTGGTGTACGAAGTCTGAAAACACGCTGCATGCCTTTGACAATAATCTTGGAGGATTTCGAGACAGAGCGATCGGAAACGTAAAAGCCATCAACGAGAAAACGATCTACAGGAAAATCGTGTTGATAGATAAGGATGACAAAGAATACGTATTCGACTGCACGAGAAAGGCGGCGGAGTTCATCGGAACAAACAACGACGAGGTAACAAGGGCCATTCGCAAAAACCAGAGGGTATGCGGATATAAAGCATACGGCGAAAAATGCGAGTACGGCGCTAACGGGGAAACCTAAACCGAAAGGCATGGCAATCCCGTGGGAAGTCTCTCAAATGGAGAAACCTGTATCGACTATTCCTCAGAAGGGAAGTAGGGCGGATTTAGTCACCGTTCGAAACGGGTTCACTCGGAAGAGTTAAGAGATAGTCAGCGCACACGGAAACGTGTGAGTACACGATCGCAGGTACTGCCGGCTGGCTGCTCAACGGCGGTCTCGGCAATCTCTTCGGCGGTCTCGGCGGTAACGGCGTGGTAGCTCCCGCCGTCGCCGGTCTTGCCGCGGGCATGGCGAGCCATAAGTGCGGCGACGACGCCAACGTCTCCCGCTACGATCTCCACCAGACCCAGACCATCGCGCAGAAGGACATGGAGATCGCCTACTGGCGCGGCCAGGACGAGACGAACCGCAAGATCACGGACGCCTACACCAAGCTCGAGAGCCGCATTCTCGGCCTTGCCGGCGAGGTGCGCGCGAACAAGGAAGAGCAGACCGGCATCAATCTGCAGCAGGCCGTCTACAACGGCACGAACACCGCCGCTGTCGGCTGCATCCAGGGGCAGATCGCGCAGCTCCAGAGCCTTACGAAGCTTGTTGTTCCGAACAGCTCCGTTTGTCCCGGCTGGGGCGAAGTGACCGTCAAACCGGCGACCACGACCGCGACCACCTGATCCATCGCCGGGCGGGGGAGGTGACATTCCCTCCCCTGCCTGATCTATAAGGAGGATATGACTATGGTTTCATATACAGAATTACAGACGCGGCTTGCGCGGTTCGTGGACGCGGAGATGCTGCCGCACATGACCGGCGGGAAGCGGATCCTGCTCGGCGGATACGCGGCGCTTGCCACAAAGAACGCTGCCGGGATGTTACAAGCGGCGAAGGACAAGCCGCTCGTTGCCATGACCGGCGCGGTGAGCGCGGAGGGCGTGGACGTGGACGCGCTCTTTTCCGCTGTAAGCCCGTACATCAATGAGCCGGTGACGCTCTCGCTTCCTGTCGTCGGGGACTTCCGGCTGGACCGGAGCGACTTTGAGAAGCTGTACCGCTATCTGAAAGGAGAATTGTGAGATGAAGAAGATCCAGCGCCTTATCAAAGATATGTGCTACGAGCTGGACGCGGCCGAGCACTACGCCAAGCACGCCCTGCGAAACAAAGACGAGGACAAGGAGCTCGGCGACGTTTACGAGCGCGTTGCTCGGCAGGAGCTCGAGCACTGCGAGATGTTCCACGCGCAGGCCGTCCGGCTCATCCGCGACTATGCCAAAGAGCCGCCGGAGAGCATGCGCGCCATATGGGAATATGAGCATGACAGGATCATGGAGCGGGACGCGAAGATCCGCGTGATGCTCAACCTCTATGACGGGAGATAAAAAACAGAGCCGCTTATAACGGAGCTGTTTTGCTTATGATTTTACTAACGAATTCGAGAAAAGCTTGTAATCCCAATATTTTTATGCGTTAACTGATGGGTTCGATTCCCATTATCCGCTCCATGGAATATCCCCATCGGTCAAACCGATGGGGATATAACTTTTATACGCAATATGCAATCAACCATGAAATCACCATCTCCTACGTCAACGACTCAACACTGGACATATATACGATAAACCGCAACTATGCCGCGTATGAGGTATCAGATGCGGGCAGCGATTTCACCCTCTACGATGAGCAGGACCGTCCGCCGCGGATGACGCGGAGGCGCTGAAATTCTTCGGCGCAGACGCCAGAGATGACTTGAATAAAATAGCATCCGGCGGTATAATACGCTTAGAAAACGGCTTTGCTGCTTTCCCCAAAGACGACCAGCTCGCAGTAAATATCAAAGCTGTAAAGCCGTTAAAAACGTTCTTTGACGTAGCGATGCATGGCTCATCTACTGCCGTAGGATATGGGACACTCGAAACGAATATGTCCCCGCGTTTGCTGGCGTCGGTCATCCGCCACATGGATGGCTGGAACGGGCAAAATATCCGGCTGCTGTCGTGCAGCACAGGAAAGCAAATCGGAGAGGAATATTGCTTCGCCGAGGAATTAGCAAACGCTCTCGGTGTTATAGTCAAAGCTCCGACCGATACGCTATATATATTCCCCAATGGCCGGATTCAGGTCGGCAAACGAAACAAAGGAAGTATGCGAGACTATAAACCAAACGAAAGGGGGAGAAGAAAATAAATGGACTTCGGATATTTTAAAGGACTTCCGTATGAAGACAGCGTTGAAAACTTCGACGATTACCGGAAATTCAAAAACACTATACCAAAATCGAAAATTATTGAGCACATAAAATCTCTGGATGCTGGCTTGACTACTCTCCCGTCGCGTGATTTTTTCACGGGAGAAAAGCTGCATGCCGGAATCTTTGAGGATGGCGATTTTGTTTTCCCTTACGAGTTTCTCCACTACTACGAAAACTACGACATTGGTATTCCGCCGGAATACGAGGAATACCTGAAAAGTATTGGGGTCGGTTGA